CTACATGCTACCCTGTAGGTTACGCCTGCAGTAGAAATTCGGGGTTGTGGTACATTTAACAAGTTAAATCTAGCAGTATCTGTTGTTTGCACAACTAAAATACCGTTAGTAGTTGGATCCAGTTCCCAGAAGTCTTCGTTACCAGTGTCTTTGTACAACCTGTACTCAAAAGTCTTAAAGTCAGCTGGCTTATCTAACACAGTTGCAGGTATTGCAGTAATAAATACATCGTCAAGTTCAACTATTAGCGATTCTACAATATACTCATTATCTACTTTGCCTGTTGAGGTTGCGTAATAAATATTGCTCCAAGGACCGCTTACACTACCAGTAGCGTTTATGTATCTTGCGCGTAGCTTGTAAATAGTCAGAGTTTTTAACCCAGTTATGCTAACACTACCAGCCGACTTGTCGACTTCGTGAACACCCACCAAACTTGAGTTTTCAAATTCAGCATCTCCTAAGACGATTTGTAGCTGTATTTTACGTGCTTGATCAGTTAAACCTGCGGCATTGCCAATACTCACAAGCATAACGTTTTGGTAAATGCCTGTGGAAATTTCTTCACTGATACTGCTGCCGCTGGTAACGCTTAATATAACAGGGGCTTTGGTAATAGTATTTTGAACACTTGGATTACTTTGACCACTTATGTTGGCATCATAACTTGGCAACTCTGAGTCCGAATTAGGGTCGAAAGTATAAATCTGCGGACTATAGTCTGCAAGTGTTAAACGAGCAGCCCTATTATCTTGAGGCTCTACACTTAACACAATTAGTTCTTGCGACTCTTTGTTAATCTCACCAAGCATATACAAGTTATCAACTTCTACAAGAGCACCAGGGGCTTGGGTTAGTGTAATAGTATCATACCAACCGCTAGCTGTTACCACAAGAGGTCTTACTACACTATCACTGCCAGGTGTAGTATTTATACTGTTAACCCTAAAACGTATTTGATATGTTTTGGCAGCATCTAAATACACAGATTCTGTTAGTTCAACAGTGTTACCGGTTATAGCTTTTACACGTCCAGTGCTGGTGCCCCATAGCGGAACATCGTGGCTTACGCGCACTAAATCACCACGACCACACACCAAGTACTCAAAGTCTACATTAAGTGTGTACACTTCAGGACGTAGTTTTAGTTGAGCTAAATGCCATCTTGCCAAGTGTTTGGCTTGTTGTGCACTGGTAACACCAGGCAAGCTCAGTTCTTCAAAAATTTCTGTGGTAGCCAGGGTTTTACCATAGTTAAACACAAATGTTTCGTCTGCTTGATAAGCACGAGATGCATTAGGAAACGTAATTCTAAATGCATCAGGCAGTCTTGCGAGTACTTTTGTAGACTCAAAACCCCAACTATTATGTGGCGTAAAGTGTTGTGTTATATAAGCACGAGGCTTATCCACAATCACAGACCACTTACCATCTACAAAACTAGGACTAGCTTTGGCACTTGCACAAATGTCTCGTAGCACATCCATTACACTTTGAGTTTGCGTAATAACGCTGTTGAACTCAAAATTATTATCATCACAATACTCATGCCAAGCTTGTAATTCAGGCATATTTATTTGTGCGTACATGTCTTGAGACTTAATTCTGTAGGCGTTACCTGGATGTGTTAACACATAAAGAAATAAACTGGCCGGATTACTTGTAGTACGAGGTATCCATGTTTGTGTTTGTCGATTCCAGTCTAGTGCAATTGTTTCTACAATTGCATTAATTCCATCTACGTTTCCGTTGGCTTTGCTAGTGCTTTGAATACGAATAGCAGTTTTAGCCAAATATGTGTTTGGAATTTGACGCATTGGCTTACCATTAGCGTATCCAGTAACGCTTAACAACGAAACTTTGTTATAGTTGCGTAGGTCATCGGCAGGTTCTGCAGTATCTTCATTTGAACGGCGAACTTGAACTTCGTAGCGTCCAGCAGGTAAGTTTTTGATTTTGTATACAAAGTTAAAAGCATCTTTGCGTTTGTAGTAAAATCCAGGTGTACCAAATGTTAGCAATGTGTCTGGTGTTGGTAAATTATTTAAACCACCATTTTCTGTGAATGTAATAACACAAGCAATGCTTGCACCGCCACCAAACGAGTTTTTACCAAACACCCGCACAGGCCAAGTGCCCGCTTCTACAAATACCAAGTTACCTACTGTGGTTGAATACCCTGGTTTTGGGATACTCACAGCAAGCCTGTTATCAATATAAACAGCACCTTCGTCATCTGCGCTAGCTTCTATGTAGTAGTATCCACTAAATTCAAAGAATACTTGTGTTGTGCGATTAAATTCTGCGGCAGGGTTTGATTCCCATACACCATTGGTTTTTAAAAAGTCTGACCAGGCACTATAACTGCTAGGAATTACAACGCCTTCTGCCTCAAGGTTTACTCGAGAGTTAAAAATTGTTCGCTTTTCACCAGCTTCCGGCTGATTTGTAGATTGTCCGTAAATAGCGCCGCTGGAGATACTAACCTTGGTTCCTGTAGTAACATTATAATAATCTTCCCCAGAATTATATGTACTAGTTTGTACGCTAGTAGTTAGCTGTAATCCACTGTAATTTATATTATTGTTAACAAAATTTAGGGTATCAACTATTGTGTTATCGTAAACTGCAACAGTATACAGTTTAATAAACCCACTGGGAACTACTGGTATTCTGGTATAGGTGTCTTGATTAGCGTCATTGCCCAGCAAGCTATTGTAGCTCTCGGACTTTAGTTTGACAATTAGTGCTGCGCTGGGCTCAGAGGTTAAACTTTCCGTAGCAGCTCCGTCAAATCTGCGTATTTCGCCAGTGCTTGAAATAGCGTAAGTATACCATTGATATAGTGGCGTTTTGCTAATACCATATTCCAGGTCTGTGGTAGTAATATAGCTGCCAGTTAAAACATCCGTATAAGCATTTGCAACGGAAGTTCCCGAGTAGTCTCCTAGCGCATAAGCAGGTTTAAGTACCCATCCAGGCCACGTTTGTGTTTGTGTGTTATACTTGCGTAGTTGAATTTCTACGCCAGCAGTAGCTTCACGAATTTGTCCTGCATCACCCCCACTAATCACCAGTTGGCGCATACCTTCTGGAAAGCTGAAAGCAATATCTAAGCTGGTAGAATCTTCTTGAGCAAGCACAACGTTTTGCCAAGGATTACCATCTTCAGCATTTTTTGTTAATAATACGTTTACTTGTTGCTGCTCAACATCACGACCATAAAGTTTATCAAAGTCCACAGTGTTGTCTTGTGGAGTACCGCTTAGTGTAACAGGTGCAGGTACTTCTTGTGCAAATTCTTTTTGTGTGGTATTATAGTAATTTTCAATTGGGTTAGTGCCAACTTGTATGTCACTTACTTTTAGTGGGCCAAACCCCCAAATAATCAACAAGTTCAATAAACTTGTATCACTTAGTGTGTCTACATAAGGCGTAGCTCCAAGCACCCCAGTAACACGCATTTTTCCAAGCACCACAGGAATTGCGCCAAAGCGATTGGCTTGATTACTTGCACCCGAAAACATATACAAGCCTGTGGCACTGCCAGGATCTGCATTTTGGCCAGGCATACGAATAGGAGCAATAGCATTGATCAATGCCATACCTGCCATGTTAACCCCAGCAACAACTAATGCAGTACCTGCTGCATTGCCGATACCTAATGCAGTACCTACTTTTGCCCCAAAATCTAAACCTGCGGGACCTGCAATATATGTTGCTGCTACAACTACTGCCAAAGTTAACAGTAGTCTGGTAGTATTACCACCCTCGGCAACTGATTTATAAGCAACAGTTTGATCGGCCTCCAACACAGTTGTAGCCCACTGGTCTCGTGGAATTAATTTGCCGTCAACTGTAACTGCCAGTTGTGCTGCGAAACGTTCACTAATTTGGTGCTTGGTGTTAACGTAGTTTGCAAAGTCTTCGACAGTTGTGCCTGCTACAGTCCAGTCGTATGCAACTTGAGACTTTAGTGGATGCGGAATTCCCGCAACGGCAACAGCACTTTGCGCTTTTTCAGTATAAGTAAAAAATCCTTGAAAACGCTTTGACCATTGTGAACTGGCTAGTGACTCAATAACGCTGTCACGGCCTTCGCGAGCGTGTAAAAACTTGTTGTCACCAATATAAATGCCTACGTGAGCTGGTTCGCCGTAGATGTTAAACAAACACAAGTCGCCAGGCTTACCGGTTGTTACACTTTGCCAAGTATCGCGGTGTTGGTTGATTGCTTGCGGAACTTCTGGGCTGTTTGCGTTTGTGTATAGTTCGCTGTAGCTTGGTAGTTCAACATCAAATTCGTTTTTGTAAAACACACAAACTAATCCCCAGCAGTCTAGTCCAGAGACGTCACGACCACGAGAGCTATAAGGCAATCCTATATATTTATTATAGTTCATTAGAATAACCCTGGAAAGTACATGGGAACAAAACTATAGCACGGAAAAGGCTCGCGCGCTAAGTTAATCATTGTTAGTTCAAAATTAATTGTTTCGGCATTATAAGTAGCACCAGTAATTTGAAATCCTGGAAACGTTGCTTCCACAGTGTTGGGCGAGCCACTAAGTACAAGTTCAAGTTTTACTTGTGTGGGCTGTGTGAGTTGTGTGCGAATTAGTTCAATTGCTTCACGAGTTACGTATTGTAATGTTAGACTACAAGAGCCTACACCTGTGTCTTGTTCTGCAGGCAATCCAACTGCCATTGGCAAGAAAACAAAATCTTGGCCACGACTGGGCACACCATACACAACCTCAGCATCGGTGGTTAGACTAGTGATACGTTGTGTATAGTTGTCTGCAAAACGAAACGCTACTTCGGACGGATTACTGGGATTGTATATTGTTATCAACATAATAATGTTCTCGTCAGTTTCCGACGAGAACATTGCGCGAATTGCTGCGGCACTAAGGGTACTTAATCTGCTCATGGTAAGATTTCAAATTTCATTGAGGTTTGCCAGTAGCCTGGTGCAAGGTACTGCAGGCGAAAAAATTCGCCTTCTGACTGTGGTACTATTCTTACCTCAACTTGTGTGTTTAAACGCGGATGTAAGAAGTTAAACCTGCGAATACCTTCAAGGTCATTGAGCACAAACGCTTCCAGGGTTTGTGTTTGAGCTGTGGTTAGTATAAAGCTTAGGTCCATGGTTGATGGTCGTTGTGATCGGCGACGTTGTTTGGCCGGACCAGCATCCATGGGTGATCTGATTACATTAACTCCAGAACTTTCCGAAAACCCCTTTTGGGGGCTTTGCGGAAAGTTACCAGCTGTTGGCCACGAAATGTTTGCCATATTTTATCTCCTTGCTAGTGCAGGTCTAGAACCATAAGTGCTAGAAAGTGCATTTTGTGTTGCACTACCAGTGCGTGATACTTCTTGTGCAACCATGTCACCAACCACAACTTCAATACGACGATTACCGCGCGAGTCGGTTGTTTCACGTGTTTCGGCTTGTGCAGTTGAATAGTTGTTGACAACTACTTCAACATTGCCACCGCCACCGGGGTTACTAACTCCAAGGTTGCCGTTGCTGTCACGCTTTAAGGGCATAATAGCTTCTGGACCTGCTTCGCCCATTAAGCCTGTGCCGCGAGCAAATTTAAACAGTGTGGGTGAGTCAACGATTTGGTTGGTAAATGCACCGCCTTTGGCAAATGCTTGAACTCCGTAGTCCCAAGCTCCGCCTTTGGCCATTTCCAACCCTCTGCCGGAGCTAACAAGAGTAGAAATGTCGCTATCAATTCTAGACATTCCACCAATACCTAGAGCATTCATGAACATGCCCGCTATACCGCGCGCTCCGCCAACACTTTGCGTTAACATCATTTGTTGCTGTTGAATTTCATAACGCAGCAAGCCTTCTAAGAAACTTTCAATCATAGAGCTAAAGCTTAGTTTACCAGTTTTGGTAAACTCCACAATTGCATCTTCCATTGATTTAAATGCGCTTGTAAATAGGTCTGTGTAGGCTGTTTGGCGCTGCGTTTGCGCTGCAATTAGTTCAACGTCTTTTAGACGAGCTTCGGTAACAAGTTTAATGCCAGTCTCTTGAGCTTTTAAATCTGTTATTACTTTGGTTCTTTCAGCAGCTAAATCTGCGGCAGTTTGCGCACCTATTTTTCCTGGTCCGCCAGCTTCTAGCTCTTTTTTGTTGATTTCTGCCAACTTGTCCGCAGCAGCACTTCGAGCTTGTAGTAACTCTCGGGCAGACGTCAGCTGTAAATTAACTTTTGATAATATGTCTGACTGAGTTTTAAATTCTTGATCGGTGATAATTCCAAGAGATTGTTTAGTTTGTAATAATGCTTGTTCTGCACCATTTAACTCAATTTGAGTACTTAAGCTTTGTAATTCTTTTTCATACTTGTCTGCGGTAGTTTTACCTGTCTGTTCTAATATCCTTAAACCGCTAGCTAAGTTGACGTTATTTGCCGCAGTCTGTTCAGCTAAGCTTTGGGCACTGTTTGCCTGTTCAGTAACTGCTGTTACTTGCTCTTTGGCATATGCAAGTATTCTTTTTCCTTCTTCTGGGAATGCTTTGGCAGCTATTTTTGCTTTTGCCAGGTCTCTTTCTGGGCCTAACAGCATTTTAGTTGCCTCAAACTCAGCTAAACGAATATTTAAAGCGGATTCTTTTACAAGAAATTCTTCGTCGGTTAGTGCTTTTCTGTCTAATGCTAGCTTAGCTTTATCGGACTGTACTCGTGCAATTTCATTATCAAATACCTGAGTACGCACCTGAGACTCTGCATCTATTTCTTTGAATAAAGCAGTTACCGCAATATTATTTTTTTGACCTGCTAGTGCCGTTAATTGAGTATTTACACTGGCTTTGGCCTGTGCTGTAGCCAAACCTTCGCCTAAACCTACTTTAGCCGCAGTACTTCCCTCACCTAAAAGTTCTTTACGTATTTGACCTATACTTTTACCTAGACTATCTCTAAACTTGTCAATAGTTTCTTGCGCTAGCTTTAGACCTTCATTTTCTGGTTTGGCTAATACTTGCTGTAAAGTTTCGCCAGGCCCAGTAACTCTAGCTACGTTACCGGCCTGCGTAGCCTCCATAATAGCTAAACGTAATTTAGCGTTGGAATCAATAAGAGATATTTGGCTTCTTACTAAAGCCATTTCAGCATTTATTGATTTTATTGCAATATCAGTTTCTAGTTTTGCTTTAATTCTAGGGTCGGATACCCCTTCAAGGTAAGTTTTCTTTAGTTCTAACGATGCCTTTGCTGCCGCAGTTTGTAAACCTTTAGTAAATGAGTCAATGTTGGCTACTAGTGCGGTGCCCATTGCTTTGCTAAATACTCCAGAAGCTTCCGTTAGTCTTGCAGATATTCCAGACTGTAGATTTTTTTGTTCGCCAATTGCTTGGTTTAGCTGTCTAACAGCCTGGGCTAAAGATTTGGCATTTGCGCCAAAATCTAACCCGGCTCCCTTACTTTGTTCTTCTTTTAATAACTTATTATAGTACTCTACAGCACTATTTAAATCTTTAATATAATTTTCGGACTCGGAGTACTGAGTATTTAAATTAGCCAGCTCACCAGAAATAGCTAAAATTTCTTTTGCTGCTCCTACAGGCAATAGCTGTAAAAACGTCATGTTTTGAGATAGATCCGATAGCTCTCGTAGCTGTTGTGTGGCGGTTCCGGTTTCTAAAACTTTTGTAAGCTCTAGTAACTTTTTAGTCGAGTCTTCAGCAAACTTAGTTAGGGGAGTACTGTTTTTAAAAGTACCTAATAAGTCTTGGTAAATTTTTCCACTTTCAACC